TGTAAGTATATATAGTTGTATCTAGATAGACTGAACTAAAAAAGCCAGGAGAACAGCCTGGCTTAATTAATCAAATAAAACGAATTGCCATGGTAATAAAAGTCTCAATAACATACCATTTGCAATGCGCAATATATATAAAATAATTAACTTATGAAATAGGTGTATTAAAAAAAAATCAATTATATTGGCTGGGCAAAGAATAAAGTTTTATAAATAAATATTTATTAGTACCTTTACAGAATGAGTTACGAACTAAAAACATTTAAAGTAGACGAGACGATAAATAAACGTTTCAAAGAAGAAATTTCAAAAATCGGCAATGTTACTCAAGGAGGTATTTTAAACCAACTTATGAGTAGGTGGGTAAGAATGAAGCAAGGTACTGACAAACGTAACGCAAATATATACAAAGATGGCAAAGAAAAAAGTTAAAAGCGAGTGGAACAAATTAATAAAAGCGGTAAGAGGAGACCATTCTAAAAGATTTAATGAGGTATTAGAAACTTTACCCGATGATGAGTTTATGGTTCATTTTCCTAAGATATTAGAATACGTTATACCTAAACTTCAAAGAGTTGAAACGGATAAAGGCAAGGAGCAAGATACTGAAATTAAAATTATACACGTAATTGGTAAAAACGATTCAAAAGATTAATGGAATTTGAAACAACTAATGTATTCCAAAAAAATTATAAAGCTTATTTAGACCCCGAAATTAGATATATAGTAAATTCTGGAGGTTCTAGGAGTAGTAAGACTTATTCTATACTACAGTTGTTTTGTATTTTAATGATGACTGAAAAAAGAATAAAAATTTCATGCTATAGAAACAAAAGAGTTGATTCAATCGATACTATGGGGTTGGATTTTGAAAATATACTTAATTCACAAGAGGGATTGTACGGTAGGTTTGTAAAACATAAGAAGGAGGCAACTTTTACTTGTAAAAAAACTAATTCAGTTATAGCGTTTGCAGGTACTGAGTTAGTTCACAAGGCTTTAGGTCAACAGAACGATATTATATTTTTAAATGAGGTTTCAGAATTTTCAGAGGATGTATTTCGTCAATTAAATCAAAGAACTAGAGGTAAGGTGTTTTTAGACTTTAACCCTTCAGCTATTTCATTTATTGATAAATATAGAAATAATCCCGAAGCAAAGTTTTTACATTCTAGTTATAAGGACAATCCTTTTTTAACTGATGGTATTATAAATACTCTAAACGGATATAATCCTTTTATAGAAGGCTCTGTTTCATTAAACGATGATTTAATACCCTCATATAAAGGTCAACCTATAACAGATTCTCATTTTCCACCTCCAAACAAGGAAAATATAAGAAACGGAACAGCTAGTCTTTATATGTATTATGTTTATTGTCTTGGTATTGGTTCTGAAAAACCAAATAGAGTATTTAGCGGATGGAGTAAGTGTACTGAGGAATATTTTTACAATTTAGATAAAACTTCTTATTATGGTTTAGATTTTGGTATAAGTAGTCCAACCGCAATAGTTGAGATTAAATTTGACGGAGATAGAACTTTTTACGTACATCAAAGATTATACAAGCCAAGTTCTAGTATGGGTATGCCTTTATATGAATATTTAAATACACAAATGTCTCCAAGATTAGACCCCGAAGCTTTAGTTATTTGTGATTCAGCAAAAAAGACTATGGTAACAGAACTACAAACGGGAGGTATTCTAGCAATATCTGCTTTAAAAGGAGCGGGTTCAAAAATAAAAATGATTTCACAAGTTCAAGGATTCAATGTTGTTTATACTGATACAAGTACTGATTTTGATACGGAGTATTTTGAATACTCTTTTAAAACAGATAGGTATGGTTTAGTAACTGACGATATTGATGATAGAAACAATGACCACTTACTTGATGCGTTTAAGTACGGAGTAGATTATTTAATAAGATTTTTAGGAATAGTATTTAATTAAAAAAAATGGAAAACAACTTTAGAGAAGAAAGAGTATATTGTCATAAATGTAAAAATGAAAGTAGTCATATATTTTACCCAACAGGTGTTTATTGTGCCTCTTGCGGATTAAGAACACCTCACAAAAAACCATTATTAAAGAAAAAAGAATATATTTTTGTAGCAGTTCTTGTTGCTATTTCTATAGGGTTTCTTGTTACTTTACTACACTTAATTTTTAGTTAAAAAAATAATGTTTGATTACTAAAAAAAAAATTCCTAATTTTGTAGCAAAGAAGATTTATGAAGTTATTAGGTTTTAACATCCCATTCCCTTTTTTTACTAGAAATAGAATAGGGGAATCATTTTATGATATGACCACTTTTGGGGAATGGAGTACGGTTACTTCAAATATGCATTTAGGTTTGAATCATCCTATACTAAGCCCTGCCCTATTATTTATTTCAAAACTGTTTTCACAAGCAGAATTTCAGATAGTAAGTAAAGAAACTGGTAAAGTAAAAAAGAATCATAGAATACTACCTTTATTAAAAAGACCAAACTATAATCAAACATTTTCAGATTTACTTGAAACGCTATTGTTCACACAAATGGCCAACGGTGTCGGTGTTATTTGGAAAAAAAGCACTTTCGGTACGACAAGAGTTAACTCTCTTTATGTTATTGATTTTTCTCTTCTTGAGTTTCCAGAAACTTTAGAAATAGGAAAATATCCAAATATAGATTCTATAAAAAAAATAAAAAATACTACTTTAATATACGACAAGGCGGGAGAAAACATTCCTATTAAAATAAAAGACTTAATGTTCTTTTACGATATGCCAAACGGTGTAGACCCAAGAAACGCTTACAATACTACAAGTAGACTTGATGGTATTAGACAAACGCTATACAATACTGTTGATTCAGAGATAGCAAAAAGCATTATCATCAAGTCAAACGGTAAGGAAATGATTAGCGGTGTAAAGGAAGGTTTTCCTCTAACACCTGGCGAGAAAACAAAAGTAGAGGATAGTTTTAATAACTCTTACGGATTAGGTGCTTTAAGAAAAAGAGGATTAATAACAAACGCTTCTTTAAAGTGGGATTCTTTGCATATAATAATGAGAGACTTAGGTCACGACGAGGGAATAAAGACTGACGCAGGAATTATATTTGCTGCGCTACATTTACCAAGCGACGTTTATTCAATTGCGGGAGCAAAATCAACTTATAAGAATGCTAATCAAAGTTTAGTATCTTACATACAAAATGAAATGATACCAACGCTTCAAAGTTTTATAAATACTATAAACGATGATTTGTTTAAGGATGAGATTTATGAAATTGAAGGCAGTTACTCTCATTTGCCTGTAATGTTGGAATTTTCAACAATTAAAATTGATAACGCTAAAAAGCAAGGAGAGGCACTTACGTCATTAAGAACAGCTGGTCTTCCCGACAAATTAGCTTTAGAGTTGGTTGGATTACCAGAAGATACAGACTTGAAAGAATTACCTAGCGAATCCTCAAGTTCATCTGAAGACGGAAACCAATTAACTCTAAACGAAACAGAATCAAATATATGAAAGAAGAAGTAATTAAGAACCTAGAAAACACTTTAAAGAAACCAAATCTTGATATAAGTATTAAAAATGCTTTAACAAAAAGACTCAAAGATGTAAAAAATAACGTAAAAATACCCAAGCGATGAAAATACCAAATGAATTAAAAGGAACAGAATTATTCAAATTTTTGAAAGAAAATAAAGAAGATATTTTGTATGCAAAAAAGACTCAGTTTAAAAAAGCTGACTCAATAGCTATTTCATCAACATCTTTAAATAAAACCTTTGCTAATAAAAGTGAGATTTTACTAGACAAAAACGAAATAACAGTTCGTGCAATTATTAATACAACAAATGTTGTTGATAGTCATAAGGACGTTCATATTGATGGTATTTGGAATAAATCAATTTTAGAAAACAAAAATATTAAGTTTTTACAAGAACACGAAATGTCTTTTAAAACTATTATAGCGGACAAAGAAGATTTAAATGCTTCAGTTCAATCATTAAGTTGGAAGTCTTTAGGATATGACTTTGAGGGTTCAACAGAAGCTTTAACCTTTGATGCTGTTGTAAAACAAAAAAGAAACTCAGAAATGTTTAAGCAATATTCTCAAGGAAACGTAGATAATCATTCAGTAGGTATGCAATACGTTAAACTAGCTTTAGCTATAAATTCCGAAGAAGAAGAATATAAAGAAGAAAAAGAAGTTTGGGATAAATATTATCCAAAAGTAGTTAATAGCGCAGAATTAGAAAAAAGCCCTTATTTTTGGGCTGTAACTGAAGCAAAAGTATATGAAGGTTCAGCGGTTGTTATGGGTAGCAACTCATTTACCCCAACTCAACAAGTTAAAGAAGCAAAAGTAGAAATAGATAAAGAAATAGAAGCTTTAAAAAGTTTTTTAAACATAAAATAGAGCCGATTCACATCACTCTAAATAAAGACCTCAAAGCCGATTCACATCACTTTGATAAAACAATTATTAATTATAAATTAAATTATTCAAAAATGGATAAAGAAATTAAAGACGCATTAGATGCGAAGTTTAACGGATTAACCGATAAGCTTACAGAATTACAAGACAAAGGTGCTTCTAAGTCAGAAGTAGAAGCTTTGCATAACGAGATTAAAACAAGTGGTCAAGCAATTGAAGATTTTGTAAACGCTCAAAAAGAAAAGCAAGTTGGAGGAGTTATGAAGCAATTCAACGAATTTCTAACAACTAACAAAGATGAAATTGCAAACATCTATCAAAAAGGTAGCGGTTCAATTGAGTTTGTACCAAAAGCTGTTGGAGATTTAACTACGGGTTCTGGGAGTAACGCAGAAACGCCAAGTTCAATGTGGCATGACAATTTAGGAGATTTTAACCTAAGAAATGATGATGATTTAGTTTCACTTGCTACTGTAAGTTCAACGGGTTCTCCTTTATACTCTTATACTGAAATGTTACCAAAAGAAGGTGGTTACGCTTTTGTTGCAGAGGGTGCGGTTAAGCCTCAAATTGATTTTCAATGGCAAAACAGATTTGCTGAGCCAAAGAAAGCTGCAGCTTATGAAATCCTAACTGAAGAAGCGGTAACTGATATTGTAAGAATGGAAGCTACTGCAAGAGATTATTTAGCAAAACAACACAACTTGTTTAAAGCTAACTCAATCTATTTTGGGGCAGGAACAGGAGTTACTCCAACGGGAGCAACAGTTTACGGTCGTACTTTTGTAGCAGGTTCAATGGCTACTGCGGTTACAACTCCAAACTTTATGGATGTAGTTAACGCTTGTATTACTGATATTTATACAACTCAAGCTTTTACAGACCAAGCGTCTTATATGGCAAACGTTGTAATGATTAACCCAGTTGATTTTTACGTTCAATTAGTTTCCGCTAAAGATGGTCAAGGTTTACCTTTATACCCTCAAGCAGGATTGTTTAATGAGGTAAGAATTGGAGGAGTTTCTATTAGACCATGGTCTAAGATTCCAGCAGGAAAAATATTTGTAGCTGATATGAAAGTTTACAATGTAATTAACTACGTTCCTTTTAGTATTCGTATTGGATTTACTGGAGACCAGTTTATTGAAAACAAATTTACAATGCTAGGAGAGTCTAGATATTTCGCTTTTGTGAAAAACTTAGACCAAGCTGCACTTATCTATGACGATATTGCAACTATCAAAACAGCAATTACAGCGGCATAATTAACAATTAATTAATTTTAAACAAGAATAAAATGGCAAGAACAAAAAAACAAGTAGTATTAGGTTATGTAGAGGTAACTTATTTAACCGACCATGGGAATTACGAAAAAGGTGAAAAAAGAGACATGCCTGTATCAACTGCAAAGGCTCTAGAATTACACAAAGTAGTAAAACTTGGAAAAGAGTTAGATGAGTTTATACCAAAACAGGCTAAATTATAAATAAGGATATACCTAAAGAGCTAGATAATGATTATCGACAAGACATATTTTAAAGGAGAAATATATTTACCATATATTAGAAGCAACATTTCAGATGAGGTATCCTCAGAAGAAAGCGATGTTTTGGAATTTATTAATGATTATTCTCGTGAAGTATTATTAAGGTCTTTAGGAACTACCTTGTTTATTGAGTTTGAATCACAGTTAGATGACCAAACGCCAACAGGACTTATAGCGGGTTCTCCAGAAAAATGGAATAAGTTACTTAATGGAAGCATATATGTTGACAAAGATGGTAACGATAGAATTTGGAGAGGAATTAGATATAAGTCAATGAGCAATGGTAATTATGATAGAAGTTTTATTGCAAATTACGTTTATTTCTTTTTTGAATCTAATTCCTTTATTACAAGGAGTGGGATAGGAAATCAAATAGAGCAAGGAGCAAACTCTGAAAGCATAGTTCCTAATCAGAAAGTTTCTAAGGCTTGGAACAAATTTGTTTCTAATGTTCAAGGAAATTTAAGTAGAGGTTTAAAACTTGGTTTAGATTATCGTGTTATACAGAGACGTATAGGATTAGGAATAGACTATTGGTTAGATGCGGGAGGACAAGACGCTTCTTTATATCAGTTTATTGATGAGACTAACGAAGTAACACCCGATACTTATGCTAATTTTAACGGAGAGATTTTTGAAGAACTAAATCAATTTGGAATATGATAGCTACCGAAACATTAGTCGTAGAAAAAAGGTTGGAGGAGATTTTCTGCTACTTACCAGAAATGACTAGTCTTAGTGGTGGAACTAATCATCCCGTTAGATTTGGATACGGAGATAAAAAGGAGTTAAATTCTTTTTTGAAAAACAGAAGCTTGGATAAGGTTTATCCTTTGATTTGGCTATTGTATCCGTATACAGAGAATCATTCTAATACAGACGTAGAAGTTACAAATGCAACTTTTATTTTAGCAATGAGTACAAACGCTCAAATGGAAAATAAGGAGAGAATTGAAAAAACATTTGGAAAAGTTTTACTTCCTTTGTTTTACAATATGAGATATGTTTTTCAAAATGCAAATATTCTATCAAGTAATCAAAATTACGAGGTTATAAAACATCCTAACTATAGTGATAGTGATTTGAAAGAAAAAAATGCTGGGGCTTTTATTTGGGATGCTTTAAGTGTAACTTGTGATTTTACTTTGATTGCAACTTGTTTAAGAACAATAAAATTTTAATTATGGCTAAATATAAAAAAACAAAATGTACGGTTACTAAAAAATTTGTAACTAACAAAGGCACTCACGAAGTAGGAAGTATTTATTACCCTACAAACGAAAAATTATTAGAAAATTTAATTAATACTAAAAGAATAGAAAAATGTCAGTAACAATAGGAGACATAGCAAATAAAGTAGCTTGTGGTGGAGCAGACGCTGCGAATTTAGGTAAACGAGGTTGTTTATCTTTATTTGGAACACCAACAAACTTACTAGCAGTAGAAAAGGGAACAGTAATTCCTTCAACAACTCAATTTAATTTAGCGTATTTAACGCCACAAATTCAAAAAGGAGTAATAATTCCAATTATGGGAGCAAGTTCTTTTGAGGATACTTCCGCAGAAGATGCATACTCTACTAATTCAAGTGGAATTAAAAGATTAAACCTAAAAGGTTTGCCAGAGTACAAATTAATGTTTGAAGAAGGACATGAGTTTTACAAGCAACTAGCAAACTTACAAGGTTATAAGAACTTTGATTTTATCATTGGAGACGATGAAGGAAATTGGATGTTAGCAACAAACTCTGCAGGGAACTATCAAGGTTTTCAAGCGGGTCATATAACTCCAGAATTAACTAAGAGAAAAGTAAAAGGTGGAGACGCTGAAAGCAAATCTTTATTAGTTCAGTTCTTGGATAGACAACAGTTTGATAAAAATTACGCAATTTTACATCAAGACGAATTAACTTTCACACCGTCGGATGTTCCTGCGGTTAACGGAGTTGTTTTAACTTACGATGCAATTCCATCGGCTGGTAATACAATTAACGTAACTGCTTTATTAGCTTCTGACGTTTCTACGCCAGTTGTTGGATTAGCAGTAGCTAACTTTTTATTAGGAATAGGTTCTGCTTCTGAAACACCAGCTTCTTTAGTTGAAACTACGGGAGGTAAATATGCGTTAACAACTACTACAGCAATTCAATCTGCTGACGTAGTAACTACTGACCTTTGGGCAGCTACTTTAAATGTAGACGTAACAGACGTATCGGGAGTTTTATTCCGTTCAGCTTTGATAAGCGAAGTTGCTTCGTAAATAATAATTATTTATACTTAAAGCCATCGCATTATTGTGGTGGCTTTTTTTCTTATGACAATAGACCAAGCTATACAAAAAACTAATATAGATATTAGAGAACTTTTAAATAAATACATTGCAAAAAAAAGCGGTAATATATTAGGTTCTGTTAAACTTAGGTTTTGGCAAAAAGGTATTGACGGGTTGGGAAACTCATTAGGTAAATACGCACCAAGTACTGTTATAAGAAAAAAAAGGTCTCCTTATAGTAGAACAAGCCACGTTACTCTTAGAAACACAGGACAGTGGTATCAAAGTCTTTTTATTAAACTAGAATCCGACGCTCTTCTTTTAGATAGTAAAGACTCATCATTAACAGCTATGTTAATTGACGGAGAAGGAAAGCATTTTTTAGGTTATGGAGAAGGAATATTAGAATTTTCAAACGATGAGAAAATTTTAATACAAACATATATAGATGATTTTCAAAAAATAATCAAAAAACAAATAGAACTAGATTTAGATTTAGATATAACATTATGAAGCTATATGAAAGTTGCTCAGAAATTCCAATATTATATTTCTCTTATATTACTACAAATCATAAAACAGAATATATTATAAAAGATTTTGAAAAGTTAGATGAAATAAAAACACAAAAATTTTTAGAAAACAATCAACTTTTAATTGAAGATGCTATTGAAAATTTAATTAATGAATATGAAGTAATAGTATTTAATGAAAAACAGTTAAAACAATATAAGGAAGAGGCTGAAATTAAAGTTTTACAAGCAACATTTGAAATTGCTATTTTAACTTTAAACTCGTGGGATACTTATAAAAATATAGAAGTATTATATATATTAAACGATTTAGGTTTTAATTTTGATGATAAAAAGGATATACAAAAACAAGTTGATTCCTTTAAAATAAAGGCTCGAAATATGCAAAACAAAATCAATATTAAAAATGTTTGGTATAAGAAAAAATATGATTTAACTTTGGAACAATCTAAATCAGTAAAATCAGAAAAGATAGGTATCTTCAAAAACCTAGATAGTCAAGCATTATCACTTGAAACTAATTTAGAATTAGGCTACAAAATAAACATAAAGGAATGTAGTGTTGTTCGTTGGCACAACTATATGTCTCTTAATATATCAAGAATAGAAGCACAAGAAAAAATATAACAATGGCGGGAAAAATTAATTTATCATCAAAGGAAGCTGTTTCTGAAATAAAAAATTTAAATACAGAATTAGTTAATCTTAAAAAGGTTATATCAAAAATTAATTCTGCTGAAGGAGATTCTTTTAAAACAATAAAGAAAACAATAACATCTTTACGTGCTTCAATAACTAAAATTGACGGTAAATTTAAAACTTTGAATAAAGTTCTTTCAATGAACAATACTCAAATGAAACATAATACTAGGGCAACTAAAGACAATACAATAGCTGTAAATACCTTAACTCCCGCAATTGAAAAACTAACAAAAGAAAAGAATAAAAGTACAAGAGCATCGAATAAAAATTCAAAAGCTGTAAAAGAAGAAAAAAGTTCTTATAGTAAATTAGAAGCAGCTTTGAAAGAAGCAAAAGATAGTGTTCGTAGCTTAACCTTAGAACAAGGAAAAAACGCTACTTCAACAAAAAAAGCAAGACAAAATTATCTTAGGCTAAAACAACAAATGCAAAGCGTTAATAGTTCTATAGAAAAACAAAAAGGAGCATACGCAAGATTAAATACTAGTTTAACAAAAGCAAAAACAAAATTACAAAACCTAACAGTTAGCGAGGGTAAAAACGCTAAACAAACAAAACGTGCTGCAGCTGAATATAAAAGGCTAAAAAGACAAATGGATAAGGTTAATGGCTCTATCACAAAAACAAGAAGTGGTTTTACAAGGATGTTAGGAGGAGTTAAAAACCTAATAGCAGGTTTTGGTATTCTTGGTGCTATATCTCTTTTTGGTAGACTTATTAAAAATACTTTTAGTTTAATAAAAACATTTGATTCACTAAACTTTACTATAGCAGTTATAAATAAAGATTTGTTTAAACTACAACAGTCTCATATATTTCTTTCACAGCTTGTAAATAAGTTTGGTGTTGATTTAGTTAGTACCGCAAATAGATTTATTAAGTTCTCAGCTGCAGCAAAAAATTCTGGGTTATCCTTAAAAGAAACACAAGATATTTTTAGAAGTATGACAAAAGCCTCTGCTGTTCTTGGTTTAAAAACAGATGAATTAAGCGGTATATATTTAGCTTTAGAACAAATGTTATCTAAAGGTAAGGTTACAACTGAAGAATTACGTAGACAATTAGGAGAAAGATTACCAGGTGCTATGGGAATAATGGCTGCTTCATTAGGAGTAACTATAGTTGAGTTAGATAGAATGTTAAAGGCAGGAGAGGTATTATCTGCTGAAGCACTTCCTAGATTTGCAAAAGCAGTTGAGATAGCTTTTGGAATTGAAAGCATTGAAAAGGTTGAAAACCTACAATCCTCATTAGGAAGGTTAGCGGGTTCATGGCAACTATTTGTAGACAAAGTAATAAACTCAGAATCTCAAGTTAGTAATGTTATAAAAACATGGTTAGATTCTGTAAATTCTGTATTTGTCGCAATGACTAGAGAATTTGCATCTGACAAGGCTTTATTAGAATTTGAGGTAGCTATTACACAAGACCAAGCAAGACTTAACGAAGATAGTGCATCAGTTTTAGCAGTAGAAAAAGAATTAGGAATTAAACTACATGATTTAAGAGTTGCAACTGCTGACGCTTCTATTGTATTAAAAGCAGCTACAAATAAAAAGGAAAGAGAAATAGCAGAAAAAGCACATAAAGAAGCGTTTCAAGCACAACTTAATTTTGGAGATAAGGTAGCTGAAGAACGTAGAAAACGAGCGAAACAAACACTTGCTGACCAAGAAGAAAAAGCTAAAGAATTAAAAGAGTTTTTATTTCCTACAAGCGAATCGGGTATGGCATTAATCACAGGAAGAAATGAAGATGATATATTATCATTTGGTGGTTTGGGAGGTACAAAAGATGATTTGATTGGCGCATTAGGAAGGATGGAAGGTCGAATTAATGATGCTAAATTAGCTTTAGAAAAAGGTGTAACCGCTACTTTTATTGAAGATGAGGAATTAGATGAACCTAAATTTGCTAAATTAAAAGAAGGATATGATTTAGAGTTTAAGCTTAGAGTAGAACAGTTAAAAAGAATAATCAAAAACAATGAAGATTTATCGGAAGCAGAGGGTGCTGGGTTTGAAACAAGAGAAAGATTGTTAAAAGAAAATATAGCACTTACTACTGAAATGAGAGAAAATCAATTTGTTGATGAAAAATTTAGGCAAGAAGTAAAACAAAAAAACGAAATAGAAGCAGTTAAGAAAAGCACAGCAACCGCAAAGGATAAAGAAATAAAAATTAAAGAAATAATAACTAATGGTAAAAAGCAACAAAAAATTATATTAACTAAATTTAATAAAAGAAATTCTGATGACGAGATTAAGTTTGCTAATGAGAGTTTACAAATACAAAAGGAACAAACTGATTTAGAATTAGAACTTATAAAGTTACCATTTAATAATAGAAAAATTATTGAGTTAGAGAAATTAAAATTTGTTAAAAAAGGCTCTGATGAATATGAAAAAATAATGGCGGATATAGAGCAAATAGATAGAGAATATGCTATTGCTGCATTAAAATATCAAGCTACATTAATAGATGCTAAACTTCTTAATTTAAATATAGATGAGTCTATTAAAGATTCATATTTAGCAAAACTTAATGAGATTGCATTAAAAATAGCGGAACTAGAAAATCAAGCATTACCCGAAGATGAAGATGGATTAGACCCAAAGACATTTCAAGATAAACTATTAGAAATCCTCGATATTATGGGGGAGTTCAATCAAGCTGTTGGAGAATTAACCGATAATTTATTTCAAAGAACTATAGATAATATTGATGCTGAAATAAATGCTGAAGCTGAAAAATACGATAAGCTTATAGAACTTGCTGAAGGAAATGATGTAGCACAACAAACGCTTGAAAGAAACAAAGAACTTAGACTAAGGGAATTAGAAAGACAAAGAGTAGAACAAGAAAGAAAACAAGCCAAAGCACGTAAAGCTTTTGCGGTTGCAGATATAGCAATTAATACTGCTTCAGCTATAATTAGACAATACGTAGATTCTCCTTTTCCCGTAGCTACTGGTTTTGCTGGAATAATTGCTGCATTAGGTGCTATACAAATAGCTGCAGTATTAGCAGAGCCTATTCCTCAATACGCTGAAGGAGGTATATCTCCTAAAAATGAAAAAGCATTAATTAATGATGGAGGAAGGCAAGAGTATATAGAAAGAAACGGTCAACTATTAACAACAACTCAATCTAACGCAGTTGTAGATTTAAAAAAAGGAGATATTATATATCCTAACTTTGAAGCTATGCAAAAAAACTCAATGATTATGAGTGCAATATCTCAAGGCGGAAATTTTAAAGATACCGATTTTGATTCTTTATTTTTAGGTATAGAAAAAGGAATTAAAAAAGGATTTAACAAAGCTAAAATAAGCAATTTGATAAACATTCAAGAATCAGATAACTCTTATAGAGATAAAATAAGTAGATGGTAAATAGTTATGAGTGAAATAAGAATAGAACAAAATAATAATATTAGGTATAGACTTCAAACCGCAGGTAGAAGTACGATAATAATGTCACAAGAACCAATTGGATGGGATAATGATTATAATCCCGAATTGATTAGGCATAAAGATTATCATGGTATATTTAATGAGTTTACTATTAAGCTAGGTTTTAGAAGACAAGAATTAGATTTTATAAAGTCTGCTTTTGTATTAGAAGGAGTTAACGCTAAGGTTTATTTAATTAAAGAAATAACTACAAATAATATAAGTTATATAACACCTACTACATACGCACCTCCGTCACAATATATTAATTGGGAAACTGATTACGTTGGTCTTGCTGATTGGGAAACTATGGAAGAATCTGACAATGTTTTATCATTAAAATTTAACACTAATGATTTACAAAAATTAATAGATGACAATAAAAGTAATACTTTTGAATTAGGAACAAATGAATCTATTGAAGGAAATGAAATAACAGAACTAGATAGAAGAAACGTTGTATTGTCTGGTAGAGGATTACAAAATATTTCACAATGGGTTTTGTTTCCACAAGATGTTAACTATCAATTTAATACTTTTCCTGGCACTACTACTTATAGTAGTGATTTAACTCCTAGAGCAACTCTTAGTGTTACGGGACCAGACCGTTCAGACAACGTAACTGATAGTTATAGACAATATAATGAAGGAACTTTAAGCCTTCCTTCTCACATGTTTTACGTAGATAGAACAAATATTGATTATGACGTTAATTTAACAATAGAATATGATTTAAGTTGGAATGGAATAGCTTATCCTTTTGGAAGTACAAATAATAATTGCGGGGTTTATTTAGAACAGTGGAGATTTAATGTTGATACAAGTGAATACGAATCTGTAGGAGTTGATATATTGCTTTCACAAGATAATCAAACAAGTAATGCTCCAATAGAAAATAGTGGTTCTATTCAAAAAAACGGAGTGAAACATAATGATGGTTTTGTTGTTTCAATTAAAAGTACTCAATACTCAACAAATACTTTTTTTTTAAACGCTACTTGTTATAAATGGGATTTAAAAGTAACTCAAGTAGAATTAGCACCTCAAGAAGAAAGAAGTCAATTTATGTTTGTTGATACCATGATGGATAGATTAATGGAAATTCTAACGGGAGAAAGACAAAGGTTTTATTCAATAATGTTTGGAAGATTTCAAGACGAAACGGAACAAGGACTAACAAATAGAAATTATTTAGCGTACGGAGTAAATGCGTACAAGGCAGTAATATCTGGTTTATGGGCTAGAAGTTTTCCTAAAAGTTCAGATAAATATAAGTCATTACAAATGTCAATTAAAGAAAGTATTAACTCTTTAAAGGCAGTATTTAATATAGGTGTTAGCATTGATATTATTGAAGGTAAACAAATATTAAGAATAGAAGATTTAAAATACTATTATCAAAATCGAGTTGTAGTAAAACTTGGTCAAGTAAATAATGTTAAAAGACAACCCGACAATGATTTATATATAGGTCAAGTTGAATTAGGTTATAATAAAGGTGGTTCTTATGAAGATGATTTAGGTTTAGATGAGCCTAATGTTCTTACCGAATGGGTAACTCCTTTAAATACACCAAAAAAAATGAGCAAAATATCAAAGATACGCTCTGATGAATATGGCTTAGAATTAACTAGACAAAAACCATACGCTTTATTTCCTTTAGAAGATACTTCAGAAGATTTAGAAAATTGGTTTATAAGTTTAAAAGCAAGTCCACCTGCGACTGGAAGTAGATATAAACAATTAGAACCAAATGAAATTGTAGTAACTCAAAGCGGTGTTTTACAACCCGATAGTTATAGAGGTGCTTTCTTTACACCTTTGCAAATGCTAAGAAGACATGGTTGGGTAATAAGGGCGGGTATGGAACAAGCTTCTAATTTTGCTAAAAAAATAAAATATATAAATTCTAAAACATCTACAACATTATTTTCTCAACTTTTAGGAGATACTGAAGGGTATTATGAAAATGAAGATTTTAATGTTAATGACCTAGAGCGTCCTCGTTTTCTTCCAGAAATAATTACTTTTACTCATCCTGTAAACGAAGAACTTTGGAGACAAATAAAAGGAAGAACAGAAGTATTAATTGATGGGTTTGATGTAAATCAAAACCCGCTTAGTACTCCAGATAATTGTCCTAATTTATATTTTCAATTTGAATGGATTAATGAAAAACAAGAAACTGAAAGAGGATATTTGCTTGGTTTAAAAAGAGGTGCAACGGGAGAGTTTACAATGCAAAAAGTTAATGATAATATAATATTTTAATAATGGAAACAAAAGGAAAAATAATAATAACTTTTAATAGTGACGCTTTAAATAATAATGTAATTAATTTTGATAGATACAACGCTACAGCTGGAGAGGGAGGAATACCTTCTACAATAAGTATGAATACTACTTATACAACAGCTGCTAGAACTCAAACTAAATTTATTCAGATATTAAATCCAACTTCAATAGCAGGAGAACAAAGTGCTATTGCTTATCAAAAATATTTTAATATAGACCAAAATTTTTCTAAGTTAATGACTTTAACAAGGTCTGCAAACGTTATAACAATTGAAGCTACTAATAACTGGAGTTTTATAAACTTTTCATCTTCATCTTTTGTTACCTCATCTATAACAGTACCTGTGCCAGATACGTTTCAATTAGATGCCGCTTCCTTAACTACAAGTAGTTCTCCTTGTGATAAAATTGACGTTGATATATTAATGACCGAACAAGCTGATTCTTACACTCTTAGTTATGGAAGGTTTTCTCCAGTACCGCCTATTACTGTTACAACAAACCCTTTTACTGTAGAAATAAATAGAGCAGCAGGTGCTTATATTAAAGTAAATAAATCTGGTAGTCCTACTATAAACGTACCTTTTGACCAATGGGGAGAAGAGTTTTTGTATATAAGAAAATTATATCAAGAAAATATAAATATAGTAGTAAATGAAAATATACTATTAGGAGCAACCGCAGTAGTAAATGTTTCTTATGGTAATCAATTAGGCGAAAGACCCCCTAATACAAATATTTTATCATATAGTCTTGACGGTACAACTTATAGTTCAAGCAACGTTTTTAGCGCATTAACCTCTGGCACTTATACCGTATATACAAAAGATATATTTAATTGTGTAGTTCAAAAAGAATTTCAAGTTGTTAGTTCGGCAGAAACGAGAAGTAGGTTTTTTGAAATACCAAAACTAAACTCAATAACATTTGGTAGAAATGAAACTTGGAATGGTTTACAAAATGGGATACACAAAAATAGAAATAATACTTTATCTTTACTTGGTATTCAAGATTTCCAATTTGAAGAAAAATTAATTGTTAGAAATACAGATACGGTAAGAATACAGTTTAAATCTAACTACCAAACTCACATTGCTAAGTATCAATCTTGTTTAGGTCTCAATACATCTAATAGTTTAGTTATAGAGAAAATGTCTAATAATTTAGATTTGTTTGAAAGCTTAGCTTCAGTTGTATTTAGTTATAATCAAAATTTAGCTTTATATTTTGAAAGCGGTAATGTTTATGATACTGGAGGTACAGTAATAGCACAGTATGAATTAAACGGAAATTTACCAGACTCAGCAATTATAGGCACTACAGTTGATATTAGTGGTTTTGGACTTTATCCGATTGTAGATATAGTTTATGATGAGCAAAGAAATAAAAGGGCTATTGTTTTTGATTTATCATATAACGGTGTAGACCAATCAAATGTTATAATGAAAGCTTATTATGATTTGCTTCCATTTGAAGTATATGAAATGGATGTACCTTTTAATAATCTTGTAATACAAGGAACAACAAAAAGAGAAGTAAGAATATATATTAGTGCAACTCATCCTATATACGGAACAGTTGATGAGTATTCGGAATATATTAGTATTCTTGAAGAAGAAGTTTATAACGAACAAAATGGTTTAAATAATTTATTAGCAATTAATTATTATAATCAAAATAATAAAAGTATATTTTACCTTTACGGAATAAAACATTTTATGAGAGCAGAGTTTGTTAATTTTGAAACAACTATAATAGACGAAAGCGACGTTTCTCAAGGAGATTTAAAAACATTTTTATTGGATAGTACTCTACATGAAGGTGCTAATATTACTTTTGCCGATATGACTTATAGTATGAAAATAAAATTATCATTAGCTTTGTCAAGTGAAAGTTTATTTATAAATGGATTAGGCTATGTTAAAAACGGTAATTTAACTATAGAGCAAATAGAAAACACAAATCTCTACTCTGTATCTTGTGAGTTAATTAGAACTAATGAAAGCTTTGATATTAACGGAGAAGGTAATCTTGGCAGAAATGAAGACTATACTACTACGTTTATTCCTAGACTAGTAACAGGTAATAATAATTATTTAAAAATATAAAAATGAGTTTAAATACGCAAGTTGCAGACAATACTTTAGCAATTCAATCATTATCAGACAATGCAAAGTCTATAAGTCAATTACCAGCAAAAACTACCGCTTTAGATAGTGCTGACGTTATTGCCCTTCAAGATACTTCGGGAACTTTTCGAGTTACTTTATCACAAATAGAAACTTTTATAGGTAGCGGAGGAGCAACTACATTTCTTGGTTTAACCGATACACCCGCAAATTATAATCTTAAAAATGGACAAAACGTTAAAGTTAATACAAGCGGTAATGGTTTGGATTTTACTCCAGACTATAAAGATTTTGACCTTACAG